CAACCGGCTCATCCATAGATCCACCTTCCGCAGCTAGTCTTCTGTTTGTATATAGAGAAGGGTTAGCCATAATAGTTCTTGGATCATCTATGTCTGCTCCAGCATATAATGTTTCATCTTCATCCTCTTCTTTTGGTGTCATTAAATATGATAGTGCTGTTGATCCTAATATACCGGCTCCGTATTTACCACCTATTTTATCTAAAAATCCTCCAGATCTAGATACAGCATCTCCAGCTGTTTTAAAGAATCCTGGTTTACCCATTAAAAAATTTTTTAAACCTAAAGCTTGTGAGTTGAACACACCTGCACCTTTTAATCCACCAAATGCCCCCATACCAGATAAGTAACTACCACCTGCATATAACAATGCAGCTTTACCTATCGGTGACTTAGCTATCTTCTTAACACCACGTGTAATTTTTTTAACAAGTTTACCTAGACCATACATTTGTCTTGATGATTCAAGGTCCATGATCCCACCTTCGTAAGGCATGCCACCTTCTGCAAGTGCTGCTCTACCACCATCGGCCATTAATCTGTAATTAATAGTTTCATCTTCTTCAACTGGTGTTGTAGTTTCCGCTGATCTTATACCCACGAAACAATATGCTGGTGGGTTGGGTCCTCTACAAGGATCTTGAAATACTCCATCACCACCTTTACCATCATCATCATCCTCAGTAGTTGTATAATCAAACCCAGGCAGTCCCATCATTTGTTGTGCTTTATTAGTTTGGAAAGAAGTTCTAACTAAAGTACCTAATGGTGTTAACATTGAAAATGGATTTGCTTCAAAATTTTTTGTAAAATTTTTTGTAAAACTTGTAATTGTATCTTGTCTATTTTTTGGAGCAATATCTACTTCTGGATCAGGATCTCCGTATGCAGCCAGTGATCTTTGCCTAGCATCAGCAGCAGCTCTTGTTCTAGATTTTCTTGCTCCAATTTCTCTATTGTCTCTAGCATCTCTACCTGTTTCAGGTCCTTTATCGCCACCGTGATCTCTACCAACATATCCTGGACGTTTACCGTCTGCTCTTTTTTTAACTAACTGTTGATATTGTTGTGCGTTTGTTATAGCCATTTGTCTATTCTATTTGGTTTTACCGAAAATATCAAGGCTCGGCATAATAACTTTTATGTCTCTTCGAATGTCTTTTTCAGGTATACCCTTTGATTTCCACTCATTATCATCGTTATATTTCTCACCTGTTTTAAGGTTAGTTATTGTTTCAATTATTTTTTCTGGTTTTATGACTTGCATTTTCCTCCTATGTTCTGTCAATTTCTAATATTGATACTGTGCCTTCAAATATGTCAGCAGAAGCTGATTGTAATTGTAACTTGTCGCTCTCTTCTAATATGATTGTACCATCAGATATAGACTTTGAATTACCTGCATTAACAGTATGCTCTGCAAACTGATAAGCTCTACCTGCAGACGTATCATATATAAAAGCTTTTATTTCCGTGTTCCCTACTCCAACATTAGCTACATGTATATTTTGTATAATTGCTCTAGACTCAGAGGGTACAGTATAAATATCTGTAGCATTAGTTGTTGTTAAATCAAATTGTGCGTTCTTATATCTATTAGCCATTATGTTGTACTTCCACTACTCATGAACCAAGTAAATCTTTGTGATTCATCTCTTAGCTCTTGTTGAAACGTAGAGTTTAATTTCTCAATCAATCCATCTAAATCTCTAATTAAAGAATCAGCATCTTGTTGTTTATATTCTTTACTGGGTCGGGTAAATACTACTGTTATCTTTGCCATTATATTAATCTATTTTCTACTTGTCTTAATACTTCTTTATCAAAACCAGTTATATCTACACCTGCATTTGCTAAGAATCCTTTAGCAATACCATCACCATTGTAATCAGCAAACTCAATATCATTAATAAATATTCTTCGACCAGATGTATCTAATGAATAAACAACAGGTATCTTATCAATCTTAACAGATAGTGGACTATCTTTGACCATAATAAATCTACCATCTTCTTTAACATAGTGACTACCTGCAACAGTGACACCTTTGTAATCATGGATTTCATCAGATGCTTTAAATTGGAATACACCTGTAACTTCACCACCTTTGGTATCATCACCGAGTTGAATGTTTTTAATTTCTTTAGTTGAACCGTCAGCCATTTGAATAGGAGTGCTTGGATCAAAACAGAAATTACCTGCATCATATCCACCACCTTTTCCTGCTCCTCTACTACTACTTCCAGCTCCAACATCAGAAAATCCTCCACCTCCTCCTGATCTTGAATCTCCTCTATTATCTCTTGCAATTGCTTCTCTTTGAGTTCTTGTTGGTTGAGTAAATTGTCTTACTTCTTTTGGAATATCTGCTATTCTTTTTTCTTCTAATTTTCTATTGTAAATTATATCTGCCGCTGATTTTCTTCTATTTAATAAGTTTTGAGATTTATTAAATAAATCTAGTCTATTAATTAAATCAGTTGGTCTACCAGTAGCTGGATTTATTGGTACATCATCTTCATATTCTCCAGCGACAGCTGCTGCTATTTCTGCATCAGTCATTCCATATTTTTCTTTTAATGTTTTAGAAACTGTTTCTCTTCTCTTGTCATAAGACTTATCTAATCCATAATTAGTTTCTTCACCCATTTTACCACCTGTTACAAGATTTAATAAACCACCTGATACAGGATTATATCCCGCCATAATTCCTTCTGGCGTGTTGTAATTATTTGTTACAAGTCTACCCATGTTATCTAACATAAAGCCACCACCTAATAATTCGTTTTGGAAAATACCCGCTCTATTCGGTGGTAAACCACTCAATAAATTTTTTGCAAAACTTCCTATACCTTTAATTCCTCTTCCTAACATAGTATTGCTTAAAAGTTCTTGAATTTTTGAAGGAGGTCTTTCTTGATAAGGACCCATTATACCTGAAGTGTTCAAAGCTCCTGTTGCAATATTAGCTTCAGGATCACCCATCATTGTACCAAAAGCAGCTTCATAAGCAGGTCTTGCATTATAATTTCTAATAGTTCTTACATTAGGATCGTTTGCACTTATATTAAATGGACCACCTCCACCTCCGTCTCCACCCATTTGTTGTAATAACAATGGAGTAATTCCTCCTGATGTAGTTTCTTCAACTGGAGTTTCTACAACTGGTGTATTAGTTACAGGTTGAAATATAGGAGATATACTAGGTAATCCTTGATTTAAATATGCTTGCGCTAAATCTGCTAAAGTTGCTGGTGCTCTTCTTGTAAATCTACTTCCTATTGCCATTATCTTCTTCCGTCTGGTTGCGTGTCTAATCTAAACGTACCAAGCTTCCAACTTTGATTAGCAGCTGTATTAGCTATCTTCAAAGACATGGCTCTTGCTCTTGCACGTGTATCTACTTTATCAGTAGAACTGGTAATTGTAAAGGGTCCAAGTGGTGAGCTTGCTTGTGAGCTATTTGGATAGTTTCTAAGTTGTAAAGTTACTTGTGTATTTCCTGTTTGAGATAAAAAGTCAGGTATAAATCTTCTAATCTTCATAATAAATTCACCATCTCCTTGAAACGTTGCAACACCTGTTTGTTGACCTTGTCTAGATCTTTGTGCTGTAATATCAAAGTCTCCTGATTCAATGTTAGAAGTAACTGCATTTACACCAGTTGCTAATGCTTCATCAGTTCCTTTTTCATGTTCAAAGTATATTGTACTACCTTCAGTATTACCAACTACATCAAATGATGCATCATCTCCTGCAGTAAAACTAGTTGCATGTGGTAAACCAAACACAGAAGAATCTTGCCATGCGCCTCTTGCTAAAGTTCCTGTTGTCCATACTGGTCTTTGTGGTGTTGAGTCCATGTAGTTATATGTTACACATCTATTAATTACAGTTGAACTTTCTGTGCAATAGAACCAAGTAATCTCACCAAACAAATTATTTAGTCCAACATTAATTAATTGATTAGCTGTTGTATTTAAATCATCAAAAACAAAATCTTCTACTAAACAAATCATAGTCTCAAGGTTACCAGAGTATTTAAAGAAACCATTTTCTGAAAACCAATACGCAGCACCGTCAACTTCTAATGCAGCGTTCTGTCCAATCAATCCGCAGTTCGTTCCTACTTGCTGGAAACCAAATGTAAATGGTTGACCAATAAACCTCATAGTAAATAAAGACGTATCGGTCCAAACATAGATTGCATCTCTACCTCTAACCGCACCTACAATTTTAGATCCATCTGCAAGTCTTTGTGTACCTGCTGTGTTAACCGCTGTTGGTTGGTATGTATTAATATCTTCTTGGTTTGAAAATCTGATAAACATCTCATCTTGTGTAGATGGTGTTCCAATCGTTGTTTCTGTACCAAAGAATACCAAGTGTCTATCAGGAGTTGATACTAACATATCACGTGATGCTGTTGGTGCACCTGCAATAATAGTTGCTCTATTGGTTACAGCGTTTGTTGCATTGGAGTCCCATTCAAATACTTGTGCGTTGTGAATTAGTGCAATTACTTTATCACCAAAATTATCAATAGACCATAAACCAGGATCAACAACTAAGTCACCAGATGCTGCTTCACCCCAAGCAATATAATCAGAACTATTTAATATAGTTGCACCATTAGAATGTGTTGCTGCTGTTGTATTTCTAACCCCTCTTGTAACACCAGTTAAAGTATTACTAGATATACCTGTATATGAAATTTCTTCTGAACCTATTTGAATAAAGTTTGTACCTGATGTTGGAAACAAAGATGCATCTGTTAAAACAATAGTTGTAGTCACAGCATTTATACCACCATTTAAAGTTGTAGTTGCTTCACCTGTTACAGTTCCACCCCATGCAGCTAATCCCCAACCAAAGCCAGGTAATTGTTCTGCAGGTCCTACTGGATAATAATGCTGAACCCTAATACCACCAGATGTTGTAGCACCTGAACCTGTCTCATTAGATGGCATTGTGATAGTTAAAGTGGTAGCTGTTGGCACACTTGTTACCATAAATTTTTTATCATCAAAGTCTGATGCTGAATAGTTAGAGTTTGTGATAGTTGTAAAATTATCTAAAAGAATA